TGGATGCAGAAGTAGAACAGGACGAAGAGGAAGAAACCGGCCCACAAACGCTGTATCATGGTGGAATGGCGTCAGATATGTGCCCCACATGCGGCGAAGGCCCCTGCGAGAGCGTAGGGCTAATGGGCGATTGTTCGTCTACAGGTATCACAGTGGGCTCAGACCCTGTCTCTGGTAACCCTGTTCCCGCTGGATCAAGCCCTGCGGAAGTCCGTGACGATATTCCGGCCCTACTAAGTGAGGGGGAGTATGTAATACCGGCAGATGTTGTTCGTTATCACGGCTTAAAGACATTCCAAGCCCTTCGCATGGAAGCAAAAATGGGCCTTATGAGCATGGCTTTTGAAGGCCAGATTCAATCCTACGACCCCGAGGAAGAGCCAGAGGACTACGAAACTGAAGAAGGTAATGTAGTCGAGGAAGCCTCAGTAGAGACTGATATCGAAACTATGGATGACAAAGAGACTACGATTAAGAAGCAAGCCTCAGAGATGTCCTACAAACCCAAAATGACTGTTGCTTTGATTAAGTAAAATAATTGCGAGGACGGGCTACCCGCAAACCTTTGGCACTTTCGCCAAACTACTTTGAGGCCCCCTAGAGGAGAACTATATGGCTAAATATGAAGGCCAATACCGAGATAGTCTTGATGAATCAGAAATGGTTCAGCAGGATTTACCCCAAACCGCAGAGGGCGATAAGCCTTTTGAAGAAACGTCATTTAAAAAACGCTACGGAGATCTGCGTAGACACATGCAGTCCCAGATGTCCGGCAAAGATAAGGAAATACAAGAACTTCGTTCACATCTAAGCCAAGCAACCCAGAAACAAATCAAGTTTCCTAAAAGTGACTCTGAAGTTGCTGAGTGGGTTAAGAAATACCCCGATGTTGCAAAGATTATTGACAGCATTGCCCAGCGCCGAGTTATCGAAGGTCAGAGAACTCTGGAAAGACGCCACGGAGATCGTGTCACTGCTATCGAATCTAGGCTCACTAAGGAGACTGCCGAAAAAGAGCTAAAAGCTCTGCACCCCGATTTTGATCAAATTAGGACTGACTCTAAATTCCATGATTGGGTAGCACTTCAGCCGTCTAATATCGCTGACGCACTGTATAAGAACAATACAGATGCCAAGGCCGCCGCGAGAGCTATAGATCTCTATAAGGCGGATGCGGGTATTAAGACTCGCCGGAAAGCTAATAACGCCTCTGCCGCACAGGCTGTAGGTAGGACTTCGGCCTCTGCCCCAAACTCCAGAAATTCAAGGTTTTCGGAGTCACAGGTAGAGAAGATGTCAGCCGTTGAATATGAAAGAAGCGAAGATGCTATCCAGAAGTCTATTCGGGAAGGAACTTTCGAGTATGACTTATCTGGTGGCGCAAGATAACACTTGTAAGAGACATAACTATCGTGTTATAACAACACCAAATATGTTATGAACTAACACAGTTCGTAAATGCCGCAAAGCCGCATATTTTGCCTACCTTTGCAATTATTCAGAAGAACAGTTTAAGTTACCTGTCCTATTGGCCCTTGGATCAATAAGGAAGCCCATAGTTTCGACTATGTGCTTGTTTATAAAGAGAAAAGTTACCCAGTAGTTATTCAGCCCTTAGCACCTTGGTTCGTTCTGTTTTGTACCAACCTCTTTGAGGTTTTTCACACAACTTAACTTAATAAGGAGGCCATTCATGGCTTTTAATAGCGCAAGCGGTCACAATAACTTACCAAATGGTAACTTTTCGGCCGTACTTTATAGCAAACGTGTTCAAAAGGAATTTCGCAAGAGCAGTGTCTGCGAAGATATTACTAACACCGATTATTTGGGCGAGATTAGCTCATTTGGAGACAGTGTTAAGATTATCAAAGAGCCAGAAATCACTGTTTCAACTTACGCTCGGGGAACTCAAGTAGCCGCTCAAGATTTGAGTGATGCAGATTTCTCGCTCGTAATTGATCAAGCCAACTACTTTATGTTCAAGATGGATGACATCGAAACCGCCCACTCCCATGTAAATTTCATGGATTTGGCAACGGATCGTGCGGCATACAAGCTACGCGATACTTTTGATGCTGAAGTACTTGGTTACTTGTCTGGTTGGGAGCTTAATGGTTCCAATGTTTGGGTACGCCGTAGCGCCGTAAATGGCACGAAAGCAGACTCAGGCGCAGGAAACGATGAGCTTTTAGCGGCAAACGCTTTGTCAATCCTCGACTTTGGTGGATCTGATTTAGGTGTTGACGCTGAAGCTACTTCTATCCCAGTTGCGGCTGGTGGTGGTGCTGGCGGCATTACTTCTCCATTGGCTATTCTTAACCGAATGGCTCGTAAGATGGACGAAGCTAATGTTGATACAGCGGATCGTTGGTTTGTAGCAGATCCAGTTTTCTACGAAATGCTCATGGACGAAAATTCCAAGTTCGTTTCGGCTGACTTTGGTGGTGGTGAAGAAATTCGCAACGGCCGCGTTGGTGAAGGCTTGATCCGAGGCTTTAAAGTCTACAAGTCAAATAACCTTCCTTACGTTGGAACTGGAGCCGGTACTGTACTTTCAACTGGTTCTGAGACTAACTTTGGTACTGTAGTAGCTGGGCATAAGTCTGCCGTAGCAACTGCTCAACAACTCAATAAGACTGAAAGCTACCGCGATACAGCATCTTTTGCTGACATCGTGCGTGGGATGCAGTTGTACGGCCGTAAGATCCTTCGTCCAGAAGCGATCATGACTGCCACTTACAACGTAGCCTAAGTAGCAAACTTAGGGGCCCCTGTAATGGGGGCTCCTTTCCTTATTTTTGGGGTTCTTGAATGGCTACATCTTTTATAAATTTAACTAACCAGCTTCTACGAAGACTCAACGAAGTTGAGGTAAAGGTAGTTGAATTTACTGGTTGTAGAGGGGTTCAAGCCCTAGCAAAAGACGCCATAAGAAACTCTATCGCGCAAATAAACGCGGCGGAGTACGAGTGGCCTTTTAATTCTGCGGAACATACGCAAACTTTGAATGTGGGGCAGGAAGATTACTCTTGGCCTCAGTACTTTAAAACAGCAGATTTTGAAAGTTTTATAGTGGCGAAAAATCCACTACTGGGAAATTCAACATCTAAGCTCAAATTTATATCGCGGGATGTTTATTACGATAAGCACCGGACAGATGATTTAGACGCGGATAACTCTACGGGCCTCGGACTACCTACTTTAGTAGCTCCCGCCCACGGTAACGGGTATATCGTGTCTCCTACTCCGGATAAGCCTTACGTTATACAATATCGCTATTACCTAAACTACGCAGATTTACAGTTAAATACTGACGCTACCCGAATTCCTACACCCTATGACTATGTCATTATTGAGGGTGCGCTAAGTCAGATGCACTTATTTAGGAACAATAATGAGGCGGCCAGTATTGCTCTCCAGCTTTTTCAAGAGGGCATTAAAAACATGCAAGGAATTCTAATCAATCAGTACCAGACGGTTACGGATACTCGGACTCTACGAGTGGTTAGGGCTTATTTCTAGATGCCAGATCAAATTGAAAGTTACAAAGTCGTTTGCGGAGGGGGGTTAAACTCTAATGAGAACCACCTCGACCTATCTGAGAATAGTCCAGGTAGTGCAATACGGCTTGTGAACTTTGAGCCTTCGTTGTTTGGGGGATACCGGAGAATAGAAGGGTACGCACCATACAGATCGTATGCGCCGGAAGTTGACCCGCTCAATGGCGGTGGAAAAATCTTGTCTTTGGACTTCTTTAAGAATGATCTAACGGGCGGGAAAGAACTTTGGGCCACTAGAAAAGTAAAGACTTTTAAATTTACGGCCGTGGCGGGGCAGACATCGTTCATTGGCTTTGATGACAACGGCAGAACTCTGGACGTTCTTGTTGCTAACAATACTTGGGCCTACATTAATGGCACAAGAAAATATGTTCTTCTTGATTTTACTATTAATTTAAATACGGCGGGGGGAGATGAGTTTGTTCTTAACACCCCAGCAAGCGCCGGAGATGTAATTGAGATAGACGTTAATGAGTACTGTTTCTACAAAGAAACGGGCGGAGGATGGCAGAAGGTTGTTCCTATTAACTCAGCCGGTGTTGAGTTGCGTAGAATGTCTGTTTTTGGGCAAATTACGCCAATTAACCGAGTAAGATCTGTTAATTTTAATTTCGGCTCTGGTAACATGATTTGTTTTGTAGATGGTGCGAATAACGCCCTTGTCTATAACGGCCTATATTGGAATGTTATTGTTAGCTCCAACTCAGGGGTAGATGCCCTAAATGCAGGGGGATCTCAGTGTTTAGACCAGCCCTCTATTGTGGACGTATTTAAAAATCACCTGTTTTTAAGTGGTGATCCTACAGACCCGTCAAAGTTAGCTCACTCAAGCCCGAATAATCCATTTGATTGGAATGCGGCAGTGACCTCTCAGGGCGCTAGTGTAGGTGCTGGACAGCAAATTGCTGGGTTTGATATCGTTGCATTTAAGACTTTCCGAGATGACTTATTTTTATTCGGTGAGAACAACATTAAGAAGTCGATAGTCAGCGCCAATGGCGACTTTTCTATTGAGCATGTTACGAATAATGTGGGCTGTATGGCCCGAGACTCTGTCTTAGAGATAGGCGGAGATTTGATATTTTTAGCACCAGATGGTTTCCGGCCTGTTGCGGGCACATCTCGTATTGGTGACATTGAACTAGAAACAATTTCTAAGCCGATACAACAACTTCTCAGGGAGTTACCCCATGTCTACGATGTAGACTCTTTGGTTGGCGTTGTTATCCGCTCAAAAAGCCAAATTAGGTACTTCATTGATCCTCCAAATGTTGTGGATCAGGAAGAAAGCTTTGGAATTATAGGTGGTTTGCGGAGTGCTGATCAGCGGCTCGGATGGGAATTCGGGGAGATGGTTGGAGTACGCGCAAGTTGTGCTGTTAGCGAATACGTTAACAATGTTGAGGTAGTCTTGCACGGCGACCACAACGGAAAAGTTTACCGGAGTGAAAATGGAGATAACTCCTTTGATGGATCTAAAATACTAGCCATTTATGCCACTCCGTTTTTTGACTTCGGGGAGACTGAAGTAAGAAAAGTTATGCGGAAAGTAAACACCTTCATCAGAGCAGAGGGGCCGCTAGAAATGAACATGGCTCTAAACTACGATTGGAATGACCCTAAGACTGCAAAACCCAATTCTTGGGTGCAAGTTTCTGAGGGGGCCCCAGTAGTCTATAAAGGCATAAACATAACGTATAACGGCGTTAATGTGGCGTATGGCGGCACGGATAAGCCCATCATCACCACAGATGTCCAAGGATCTGGTCAGGCGGCACAAGCCACTTTCGTAACTTTAGGGATAACTGAACCATACAGTATTCAAGGCATTGTCTTTGAATTCTCAATAGCGGGAAGATTATAAATGACAATAGGTTACTCTAGAACTTCCGTTGCTGACATCATTAACGGTGCAAATATTACTGCACCGCCTCTTAACGCTGAATTTAATGCTATTGCAGACGCTTTTGGCGGAACCTCTGGGCACACCCACACAGGCACTACTAATGATGGAGCGCCAATACCCTTATCAACTTCTGTTGTTGGGTATCTCTTAGATATTAATGGCGGTGTTGGTGGAAGAAATAATACAAACGCAGTAGCTGATCCTTCATCCATTGATGACGCTACCTACGGTTACTCTGTAGGCTCAATATGGATTAACACTACAACTAACCGCGTACACATCTGCCAAAGTAATCTGGCCGCACAGGCAGTCTGGTTTGAGCTAAATACAACAACCCATTTGGCACAGATGACGCCAAAAATTACGAATACCATAGACATTGGTAGTGCGGCCCTACAGTACCAAGATATTTATATTGATGGCATTGGGTACATAGATACAATCTATGGCGACAATATAGACCTGTCCGGCGGGATAAATGTCTTAACAGGAACGGCCGCTCTGAGCAGTGTGACTGTCTCTACAAACATCCATGTTAATGGTACTGCTAATCTTGGCACTGGCGTTAATATTGATGGTGGTAGCATTGATAACACCGTAATTGGCGCGTCTACGGCTACTGCCGTTACGGGCACGGTTATTACTGCAAGTACAAACTTTGTAGGTAACGTAACGGGTAATATCACAGGCGCGGTGACGGGTACTACAACAGGTACTCATGTGGGCCCTGTAACGGGTGACGTTACATCTATTGGAACAAGTAGTTTCCAAGACGTTAACATCTCAGGTTCACTTAACCTAAACGCAGGAACTTCTGGGACGGTTACAAATCTATCGGCCCCTGTTAATCCTCTTGATGCGGCCACGAAGTTATATGTGGATACTGGTCTTGCCGACTTAGTTGACTCAGCCCCAGGGACTTTAGATACGCTTAACGAATTGGCGGCGGCACTAGCAGATGACCCTAACTTCTCGACAACGATTACTAACGAGATAGCGACAAAGCTACCCCTAGCGGGCGGCACAATGTCGGGTGACATCAACACAAACTCCAATGCTATTACCGGCCTCCCTGCCCCAACTGTGGGTACAGACGCCACTAATAAGACCTATGTAGATACGTTCTTAAACAAGACGGGCGGCACTCTGTCAGGGGCTCTAGACCTCGGCAATAACAAGATACTTAATCTTGCCACCCCAACATTGGCAGGAGATGCGACCAGCAAATCCTACGTTGATGCTATTTTAGGAAGTGCCACCAATGCCGCCACTAGTGCGGCCAACGCACTGACCTCTGAAAATAATGCGGCCGGATCTGCAACTCTAGCTCAGAACTGGGCTAATCAGATGGGCTCACCAGTATCCGGAAGTTTGTATTCATCCAAGTACTACGCAGATTTAGCAAATTCAGCTACTCAAGACGTACAGCAATTTTTTGGTGTTTATCATGTAAGTGCAACCGCCCCGACAGTAGATATCGTTGCGGGGGATATGTGGTTTGACACAGGCACAGACCAGCTAAAAATCTGGAGCCAACAAGGCGCATGGATGGACGCGGGCTCTCAGGTAAACGGGCTCATAAACTACAAACATTATATAGTAGGAACTAACTCAACTGGATACACAGGGTCTGACACTACCTTCCCTTGCTCCTATGATATTGGGTTTGTTCAAGTATTTCAGAACGGCGTACTCTTAACCCCGTCTGACTATACTGCAACCAACAACATCGAGGTTATCCTCGGAACCCCTGCAAACACAGGGGATGAAATCACGATAGCGGCGTTTGGAACCTTTCAAGTAGCTAATACTTACACCCAAAACCAAGTGGATGCTCTTCTAGCCACCCGTGATGAACAAATTATAGCCCTAGAAGACGAAAACTTACTAAACCTCGGAGTATAAAGAATGACAGCTTACAACTTTAATACGCTGATCACCGCGATAGATTCCAAAGCTCAGGCTTTGGCCGCGAGTACTACCGATCCAAAGGATCTGGTGTATTTGGGTAAAGCTATCGAAGCGATCAATAGTGAAACAGACGCAATCGCCGCTCTTGGCTTATTGCAAGCCAATAACCTCAGTGACCTCCAGAGTCCTAATGCGGCACTTGGGAACTTAGGTTTCCAAATTAGTGGGGCATCAGCGGGCCAGACACTGGTATATAACGCAACCCTACAAAAATTTGTTAATGGTGCGGCGGTATCAAATCTTACGTCTGCCGGAGATCCAACAACAAGTACAGGAAATGCAGATTCTTTAGGAACTATGTTTATCAACACAACAAACGGCGAAATATTTGTTTGTGTGGGTGCGACTGCCACTAAACGACAATGGCTTGGTACTCTCGGCTCAACTGTTGGTTTCCCGCGTGGAGAAGTCATTTGTTTTGAAGCTCAAATGGACTCAAGTCAACACTCTGGGCCAAAGACTACTACTTGGACAGTGCCGGATGGCGTTACTTCTTTCTGTGCCGTACTCGTTGGCGCAGGGGCCGCAGGAGCAGGTAATTGGGCTAACTCAGCGGGCGGGGGTGGCGCACTAGCGTGGGCCAATGATATCGCTGTAGTAGCAGGAGATACCATAGAAATTTCTTCCGGTGTAGGTGGTTGGAATACTGGTCACGGACAAGATTCTACTATCTCTAAAAACGGCACACTTCTATTTACGGCTGAAGGCGGGAGACATAGTTGTACTGCTTTTTCTAACATTGCTAAACCTCTCGCAGGAAGTATTACCCCTGGAAACATTAGTGAAGGTAGGGGCGGAATGTGTTCGTCCAATGGCTACGGCGGTGGAGGTGGCGCAGGAGGCTACTCAGGAAGTGGCGGAAATGGCTATTATGGGTATCAATCCACAGGAAACGGTAGCAACACACTGAACAACAGTATTGATGGTACAGGTGGTGCGGGCTCGGGTGGAGGTGGATACCAATCTTCAACCTATTCATTTGGTGGGGGAGGTGGCGTGGGCCTCTTCGGAGAAGGGCCTTCTGGTGTTTATTCAAGTATAAGAAGCGGCTTTAACTCAAACTCTTTCTACAACAACAACAACGGCACAACTAATCATCATGGTGGCGTTGGCGGATCGGGTGGCGAAGATGGCACTTCTAATAGTGCGGGCGGCCATAGCTATCCTAACTTTGGTGCGACAGATAATGATAGTACCGGCATGCCTAGAACTACGGCAGAGGTATCGGCCGCAACTAACGGATATGCTTCAAACAAAGGTTCAAGTACTCGTTACTCAGGATCAGGAGGAATGTTTGGCGGCGGTGGAGCCGGTGGGGGAACCTCGCTCGGCGGTACGGCTTATTACTGTCAGGGTGGAAACGGTGGTGTCCGAGTTCTTTGGGGCCCGAATCGGTCTTTCCCAAGCACCAATGTTGGCTTTCTGTCTAATTTAAGTGGTTAAGTCATTGTTATACATAATTAATATTAGGAGAAAGAAATGTCTTTAAATCAACAGGAACACAATATTGCGCTTCATGCAGTTCGTCTGCACCGCGATATTGAGCTTGCTAAGTCTGATTGGCGATTTTTCTCTGATAGTGTGGATAATATGTCTGAGGAAACAAAAACTCTTTGGACAGATTACAGACAATATCTGAGAGATTTACCGGCTAATCTAACCTCTGATGAAGTCGCTACATTTGTTGCAGAAACGCACATTATGGCTTTTGAAGAGTGGGTGGCTTCTCAAGGCTAGGAGGACTAGATGCCAAAAGCAAAAGTATTAGCTGAATTGGTTGCTGATGGGGCCGTTACTACAGACGATATCAATGATATCAACACATATGTAACGGCCCATACGCAAGCCCAAGTTGGCCCTACAGGAGCCACTGGGCCCGTAGGCCCGCAGGGAATTCAAGGCCCCGCTGGGGCTGGGACGGACGGCGTTGACGGACAAGACGGCGCTCAAGGCCCGCAGGGAATTCAAGGCCCCGCTGGGGCTACGTTTAGCTATTCCGGAACAACTCTGACAATCACATCTTGAGATTAGTATGGTAAACAATACAGACAAACCTGACTTAGAATTGCGCGTAGAAAGTAACTGTAACAAGATGTTTTCTCTGCATTTCTCATCGACAACAGACGATGAACGTGTTATTAAAGAGACAGGTGTATCTGTATTAACTTTGGACGCAAACGAGATACAGGTTTTACACAATGCCAACAGCGACATTTGATTGGTCAGTTGTCCAAAACATCACTTTTAATGGGTCTGATGTACAGAAAATTGACTTAGCTCCTACGGGGAGTGTTGACTCTTTTGATGTTACAATTGTCAATTCTAGCGGCAATAAGTTTGCGTTCAATGACGCACCGTTTCCCGTACTGACGCTTCAGAAAGGTGTTACTTATACGTTTGATCAGAGTGACAGCACAAACGCCGGACATCCGTTAGCTTTCAGAGATGCTTCTGATGCTAGTTATACTACGGGAGTTACCGTCACAGGTACGGCAGGACAGGCAGGGGCGAAGGTAGAATTTGCAGTTCCTACTAATGCTCCGAGTGTTTTGAAATATTACTGCACTGTTCATGGAAATGGGATGGGTAACGCAGTTTCTACAATTTCTTCCGGATCATCCGCTAGTACAGAAATGTGGAGAAAGGTGTACACCCAACAGTCTGAAACACAGAGTGTATGGATTCCGCCTACTTACGGGAACATTGGCACATGGTCACAAGTAAGTGCCAATTCGGGTACTGCTTACTGGTATGTGAGTTGTAGTGACGGGCAGTCTGGATGGTCTGGGCCTTGCGGGAATGCCGCCCCATCATGTGCTTGCCCTTCCGGACAAAGCCACAACTGTGGGTGGACTCAGGTGGGGCAGTGTCCGTGGGTTTGCACCATCCAGTGCGGGGTTTCTGGGTCTTATTGGGGCCAGACAGCGGCCGGTTATTACGAGGATCAGACAGTAGATACTTCTTACTGGACGTATTTTTATTAAGGGTAAAAAAATGAACCACCACCAAATGATACATGACGGCAAGATAACCTCAGTAGTGAAGGTTGGGATGGAGACTGCCTTACAGACTTCTCTAAAGCCGGTCTTTTCTTTTGAGTATGACATTCTGAAGTTCAGCACCTCAGTTAAAGAAATTACATGGGGCGGAGAAACTACGGGTATTACACCAGAGCAAGCAGAAGAAATTCTAATTTACCTAGAAACGGTAGAAGAAGATAAAGCAATAACCAAGATGCTTAAAGATAATTACGCCGCAAAGGACTATCTGCATTCGACAGATTGGTACGTCATTCGTCAATTAGAAACGGGAGTACCAGTACCAGAGGAAATTACTGAGGGGCGGGCATCTGCGAGGGCAAAATTCCGTGAGTTACCACAGTAAGAAGATCTGTATTGTAGGTGGAGGAACAACAGGTTGGTCAGCCGCCGCATATTTAAGTAAGTTTGGCAAATTTCAAGTTGAGATTATAGAGCCAGAAGTAAATGAGCCTATTGGGGTTGGGGAAAGTACCCTACCATATTTGGAGAATTTCCATACCAGCACCGGCTTTAAAGAATTTAACAGTAGGACATGGGTAGATAAGGTTGATGGAACCGGCAAATTCACTATTGAGTTTGCAAACTTTTTTAAGAAAGAAACTAAGTGGGTTCATCCTTTTTTTATCAACGGTCAGGACGAAGGTGCGCTAGACGCATTTAATCACGGGCTCGTAAACGTCCCGTCTGGGGCGGGCCAGTACAACTGGGTAGGTGAGACTCTTGGGATGGCAAAGCTACGCCAAGAGGGTTTCAAAGATACTAAAAACCTCCCGCATATTGGGATGGGATTTCACTTAGATGCTACCAAGTACGCAAAGCTTCTGAGAGAACTTTCCCTAACTAGGGATAACGTAAAATTAACGCATGGCACTGTTACAGAGATTAGGTGGGATAACGAAGATATATCGGCTGTAGTACTGGATAACGCCGCCGAAATCGAAGCAGATTACTACTTAGATGCTACGGGATTTTCGTCTATTTTAAACCCATCACCTTGGGTGTCATACGAGAAAGAGCTTTTTTGCGATAGCGCGTGGGCAGTACAACTTCCCTACTTAGATGAAGCTACGCAGAAAAGGAACACAACGTACTGCCACGGCCTAAAGAATGGATGGGTGTGGAACGTACCACTGCAAAGCAGAGTAGGAACAGGTTACGTTTTCTCTTCTCGGCACACTTCTTCGGAAGGTGCAAAGAAAGAATTTTTAGCTCATCTCAACGAAGAGTATGGCTACGACACAGAAACACTAACGCCCCGATTGGTAAACTTTCAGTCTGGGCATAGAAAGGAGCCTTGGAAGGGAAACGTAATATCTATTGGCCTAGCATCAATGTTTATTGAGCCTTTAGAAAGTACCGCAATTGCGCTTACTCATGTTGCGTTACACAACCTACAGCCCTTGCTAACTGCCGACCACGTTGATTTGGCAGTAAGAAAGAAGAGATTTAATCAAAGGACGATTAAAAAGAGTTTACAAACTTTAGATTTTATAACAGCGCATTACAAATTTTCACAGAGATGCGACAGTAGGTTTTGGAGAGATTGCCGAAAGCTACGCATAAGACCCAAAGTTTCTAAACTTTTAAAAACTTACTCTGACAATGAGACAACTCTCCTGCCAGAAGTAGTTAATAAAATTTACAAAGATTACGGATTTTTCGGCAACGACAGTTGGGGTCTTTTGTTCTTAGCTTACGGATTTCCCAATGTTCAGACTAAGCACTGGAAAGATAAGCGAAGGGAAATCTGCATGGACTGTGAACATAGAGCAGAAAAATTCGGATTAAAGGTGTGTTCATTGTGCGGGTGCGTAACTCACATGAAAACAGCATTAAAACAATCCACTTGTCCGGATGGCCGGTGGTAGGCCGTAAGGTAATGGATAAAACAATGGATACTAATCGCTTGGACAGAATTGAGAAAAAATTAGACGAGTCTACAATTATTGCGGCTCGGATTGAGGAGAGGCTTATAGCCTCCCAACAAAGAATTGATCGTCTGGAATATCGGGCAGACGAACAAGAAGCCGACATCGAAAACCTTCGTGATGTTGCGGTCAGCAATAATCATTCCGTCAAAATTGCGGAACGTATTGCGTGGTTAATAGGAACTGGGGCAGTCAGCTTCGTTGTTTATTATTTCAGATAACTAGGAGAAACACATGGGACTTTTTAGCAAAAAGAAAAATACATACGTCACTAACGACTATGGGCTTGATGAGGAGCAATTTGAGGGGCTGAGTACTGGTCAAGCGGATATCTCCAACTCTATTCAAGCGAATTATGACGCGATGCAAGCTAATGCCGCCGCCGCCCAAGCGGCGTTTGAGCAAGCGTCAATTGAGCGAGACAATGCGATGCAAGCGGCCGCAACTGCGGCAAGCGCGGCTAATGAAACTGCCGCAAGCAATTATAATAATTTGAATACGGCGGTAACGGATGGGTTTGCGTCCCAGACTAATCTCTCAAATCTTAATACTGAGAAAATTAACAGCAATATCAACAACCAGACGAATACTCTGACAGATTCAATGAATACTGGGTTTAGTAATTCTACTAATAATATTAACACCCAATTTCAGAATTTGAATGAAGATAGGGCGCTGTTTGGGGAGCAGTTGATAGCTCAAAATGCCCAAGACAAGATCGACCAGATGGAGCAAGTCCGACTATACGGCGTTAAAGGTATAGAAGACCGGCTGGGCTTCTACGAGGAGACAAAGTCAGATAATCTGGAAAATACAGCCCTTCTTCAAGACCTAGCCAACACTAACCAAGCGGCTAACTTAGAGCAACAAAATGCCATCCTAGCCGCGCTAGAGGCGGCTGGCCTACAGAACACAAACTACTATGATGACCTAAAGGCAGATTCACTCGATACTATTACTCGGCTGGGTAACATAGGTTCTGACTTTACGAACTATAGAGAGCAGTATGACGATAATACAACTCTCGCCAATCAACAGCGTAGTCAGATTGCACAAGCCCAAGCCGTTAATACAAACGACTTGATGGCGGGCCAAGCAAATACCAACGCAAATAATCAAGCCGCGTTTGCTCAAGCAAGCCAACAGCAACAACAGACTAACACTACCCTAGCTAATGTGGCCTCCGGTCAAGATGAATTTGGGAACACTGTTTCTAGTCAGGGCCAAGACTTTGCGTCCGTAGCTCAGATGATTACATCTGGATTCCAAGCAAATAGCGCGGAAGACCAAGCAATGCGGAATGAGTTTGTTGATCGATTAGATACTGTCCGAACTACTCTGGCAGACACTAGCGCCAACATTGACGATGAATTCCGAAACACATACGGAACAATGGTAGACTCCTTTGACAGTACTGGCGCTCTTATCCGACAGTCGGCTCTCTCAAATGGTGACTACATTACCCGAGCGATTGATGACCAAGGAAGCTTGATCCTATCTCAGTTCTCAGCAAACGGCAGTCTAAATAACCAGACTGCATTAAACATCAACCAACTGATGGCCCGTATGGATGAGCTTGGCTACGTCCCAGGCTCTAATGTTGCGATGGCTGGGCCTACAGGAACAGCACGGACTTACTCGGGCGGTACAGCGAACCCTTATTCTGCAACGGTGCAGAGCTAAGAAAGGGCAAACAATGCACCCAACAAATATCAGCCCAGATGGCGTAACCCTGATTAAGAAGTTTGAGGGGTTAGATAAAAAAATGGATGACGGTATGATTAGGTCGTACCGTTGTAGCTCCGGACGTTGGACGCTAGGTTGGGGTCACACCAAGGGTGTTCGCTCTGGTCAGAAAGTTACTGTAGAAGAATGCGAGCAGTTTCTTCTTGATGATGTAAGGCAGTCTGAAAAAGACGTACAACGTCTTGTACAAGTGCCCTTATCTCAAAACCAGTTCGACTCTTTGGTGTCGTTTGTTTTTAATTTAGGTGCTGGAAATTTCTCTAAGAGTACGGCCCTAAAGCTTTTAAATGCTTCTGATTACTCTGCCGTACCGGAACAGTTACTACGATGGAATAAAGCTAAAGTAGATGGCGTATTAACGCCCTTAGCTGGTCTTACCAGACGTAGGGCGGCAGAGGCGGCGTTGTTCTCTATGGATGCAGTACTGGCGGATGAAGGTGGTGAAGTTATGCCACAGAAGCCAGCACCAACCGCCCTCAAGCCTTTAAAGAAGTCTAAGACTATCGCCGGAGCGGCAACTGCCGGAGCCGGTACTTTAGGGACTGTAATAACTGATGCGGCTGGAAACCTCCAATCTCTCGTTTCCTACTCAGACACCTTAAAAATACTGTTCGTTACTTTAAGTGTTTTAGGGATTGGTCTGGTTACTTACGCGAGGGTTAGTTCACATAACAAAGGGGATGCCTAGTGTTTTCCATCTTAACTGGGAAACTGAAGATTTACCTCTATGCGGCATTCGCGGCTCTACTGCCCATTCTCTACATCCTTGGAAGAAAGGATGGGGCAAAGCTTAACGAAGTCGAGCATCTGAAAGATGATGTTGAGACAGAGAAAGACAGAGCAGAATTTTACAAAAACATGGAAGCTGATGAGAGTACTTCTATTAATAACCGCAGTGAGCTTATTGACCGCTTGCGCGACAAGGGGCTCTAGCACACTAGAGATCTATTGCCCTGAGATTATAGTTTATGATGATGAATTTAATTCCCAGTTAGCAGACGAACTAATGTCTGTTTCTGAGGCAGATTCTGAAGCCATCAACCGTGCCATCATCGACTATATAAAATTACGAGACACTCTCCGGAACTGCCACATAGAGCGAGATAAAATAAATGCCAATACCAATTGATATAAATGGGCTCGTAGGAGACATAAGTGCTGTAACGGGCAATGCCAGTGATACAGGACAAACCACTGACCTCTCTCTAGAGGATATAGCTGGCGGCGAAGGCGTTGTTAATGAAAATGCCGCCATTGCAAATAGTCCAACTGGGACAGATTCATCAGTTTCTAATAATTCTGAGGTAGTGGGCGGCACTAACGTAGCAGAAGTCTCTACATCAATAATCAACGACCCCTCTACATTCTTAGGCCCTGACAGAACTCTCTCCGATGACGTAGAGGGCATCGACCCTAACACACCTGGGACTATACTAGACGGCTCAGACTACAGCATAGATGCTGGAGGTCTTTCTCAGGATGTTGCAACCGTAAATAACACTAGCCTCGCCAGCAACGTCACGCAGGGCGATGTTAATAGCTACACTGTTCAGAATACCCAAGCCTCAGTAAACAGTGCGCTTGCTGATGCAAATGCGGCACAGGGTACTGTTAGCGATGAAGCCATAGTGAACATCGATACCCTAGACATGAAAGGGTTAGCTACTGGCGTAAACGCAGATGGAACAATTAACCAAGTAGGGCAATCTCTAAACACGGTCTACACCCAGAACATGTCCACGGTTGTAGATACCACAACTCTTTCTGGAAAGATGCTGGCGCAGGAGCTTGGCGAAGGTAATTACATTGACGCCAAAGCTACAGTAGCAGGACAGCTTGAAATACTGCAAAAGCAATTTGTTGATCCGGTGACAGGGGAGCCCAGAATCCCTGCGTTTGCCGCCGGAGCCGTTAAGGGCGTGATGAAGATGATGGCCCTTAGTGGTGTGACAGGGACGGCCGCAATGGGCGCAGTCTCCGCCGCCACAATGGAATCTATCCTACCTATCGCAAACGCAGACAGTAAGTTTTTCCAGACCCTGACTATTAAGAACCTAGATGCACGAAATACTCAGGCACTAAACACGGCAAACATTCTATCTAAGATGAATGTGGCAGATCTGGATGCTCGTATGACGCAAGCTGTCACCAATGCCAAATCTTTTATGATGATGGATCTTCAAAACTTAGAAAATGAGCAACAGACGCATGTCCTAAAAATGCAGTTGCGTCAGCAATCTATTATGGAAGATGCCAAGCAAGAAAACGTAAAACGTCAATTTGTGGCTTCAAGCCAAAATGAAATGGATATGTTTTACGATGAGCTTGGGTCACAGATCTCTCGCTTCAACGCAACGCAGTCTAACGCCATGAAGCAGTTTAATGCGGGCGAAATAAATGACATGCGAGAGTTCAATGCTTCTCTTGAGAACAATAGAGAGCAGTTCTACCAAACCATGCAATATAAAGTTGATGCCGGTAACGCAAAGTGGCGGCAGGATATTACGGTTCTAGAGTCCGAGCAGAAGTTTGAAGCGGCGGCACTAGACGTAAAGAATATGGTAGGGCTCACTTCTGAACAGCTTAACCAGATGTGGGATCGTACCGACTCCCTCTTAGACTACGCTTGGCGAGAGGGTGAGAACGCCCGAGATCGTTTACTGCGTATTTTCGAGGCCAAGCTCGGATACGACATTCAAAAGTACCAGATCGGCAAAGAGTACAAAGCCTCCAAAATAAACGGAGTTCTGAACGCAGTTGGAACAGGTATCGGCGTATTTGCCGCCCTATCAGATATCCGCCTCAAAGAGAATGTGGTGCATGTCAAAGACCTCACTAACGGGGTGGGCATTTATCAATGGGATTGGAACGAAAAAGCTCATGAAATGGGGATACAAAATCAACCTACTCTAGGCGTAATTGCACAAGAAGTTATGAAAATTAAACCCGAGTCCGTTCAAAAAGGCGAGGACGGATATCTTAGGGTGAATTACGATGAGGTGTTCCCACGATGACATTTGAAGAAGGTTTAAGAAAATCCATAGCATCCTTTTATAAAGGAAAGTTGGCAGAAAATATCGGAGAGATACAGGAAAGTGTACAATACACCCCTGAGTTTTTCGATGAACTGGAAGAGGAAGTTTTGAAAGACGAAACCACCTTAGAAGAAGCTATGGGTGAAGATGGAGAGGAAGAGACTGATGCCTAGACAACTACTCGACCCCCGTAATCCAGATGGCCCTATCCCTGGGGAGAATAAAACTTCAGATGAGCGTAATTATCCGTGGCGTAGACCGCCAGATATTACCGACACTGATGAAGCCGTAGACTACATCACAGAGCAGTTAACGGACACTCAGGAAGGGTTTATGTACATGAACCTTCTTAAATCTGAAGTGACTATAGCCGCCTGTGTAGACATGGTTGTGACCAAAGGAATTAGTGAAGGTAAGTGGTCACCTGACTTTGCGCTTCTTATAGCTGGGCCAGTAGCTCGTTTATTTGAGATAATGGCAAAAAGCTACGACATTAAATATGAACTAGGGATCGATGAAGCCCCTCAGTATGTGTCGGCAGAAGTCGTAGATAAGCGCCTTGAAAGAGGCACACCCAACGAAGCAATAGATCCCGAGGAAGTAGAAGCTTTACGCAAAGAGCAAGAAGAGATGCTCGGCGGAGCCGACCCAGAGGATGTCCCTGCATTTAACACCGGAGGTCTGATGGCCCCGAGCCCAATGACACCCTCAGTATTCGGACAACCTGACCCCGCATTCGACATGAATGGGGCGGGAGATGGCCTAGTCACAGGAGTTAAGCTTGGGCAAGCCATAAAGGAGAACAGCGGTGAGTAGATATCGAATGGATGGACTCTCCGATGGCTTTATTAAAGGTCTACAAATCGGGGAAGCAATAAAAACTTCTAGAGTAAAAGAGCAACTTGCTGGGTTTAAAGCAAAGTACACTGGGTACAAAGCTGAACAGCAAAAAGACTTAGAAGCCGATGATCTGGCTACTAGGCTGATGGATAAATATGATATTTCCGCAGATAGTGCGGCCTACAACAATATTTATGATGCGGCACGGCTAGGGCAAACTGTTTCCTCAATAGAGCAGATGATCCAGAACAACCAATCTTCTTGGGCCGCACTTGAGGCAAAGAAAGATAACTTAACTGCGCCTATTGATGGGGTAGCGACTCCGGCTACCGACCTAGCAGATCAGACTAACGCGGCTCTAACCGAGGCGGCATCTGGCGTTGAAGAAGGGGAGCCACTACCAGTAGATGTACAAACCAATCAGGCCCTAAATACAATAGCTCCGTCTGCCGACTTTGAGTCAAACTTAATTGGCGCAGAGAGTAGTGGAGATACCTCTGCCCGCACGGTGGATACTGAGGGCCGAGTAGTTGTGGGGGAGTTGCAGTTTGGTAAGCTACGCCTACAGGATTACAACACGGCTAACGGAACAAACCTAACTCTAGATGACATACCTAATCTTAACGCCGAGCAACGTAAGGCGCTACGAGATTGGCACATTGGTGATCTGACTAAGTGGGCAAATGACTCTGGCCTACAACAATATGTAGGAACGGAGATTAATGGCGTTACTGTGACGGCCGATGGCATTCTTGCTATGGCCCATCTGGGCGGTAAGAAGGGGGCTACAGACTTCCTAACTTCCGGCGGTGCTAGTAACCCATCAGACGAAGTACAGAACCCTGATGGCACATATGCTCGGACTTACCTTAGCGACTACCTCGAAAAGTTTGGCGGCAATGCCCAGACAACTTCGGCGGCAACTCCGGTAGATCTTAGTGAGCCCGTTTCTGTAATACCCCCGAGTGACGAAACTGGTCTGGTTGGTTGGTTTAAGAAGAAGCACCGAGAGAAGATTGATGCTGAAATTCTTATCCAAACTGGATTGTCTAATATAGATACGTTCAACCGCATCCAAGCTTCCTCAGTAGGCTCAGACGCATACACTCCGATTAGGCGTGGGACAGGGGAAACTCTGCCTCTGCGGCTAGTATCCTCAGACGGCTCGACAAAAGGCAACTATGTCGAAAACATGAGGACAGACAACGGAACTAAATACCCCGAGTTGGGTGGTAAGACTTTGTTTGAAGTCTTTAACAGTGCCGAAAGTGGTCAGCTACTAGCACAAGCAAATGCAATAATTGAGAAGAAGTGGAAGCTAGACACTAGCATAGACAACACTCTTGATAGTGCTAACGCCATGCTCTGGGATAC